ATCGTGCAGGCTGGTTTCGACAAAGATCAGTTCAACGCGTTGGTCGACAAGTGCGAAGGTGCAGCAGTGCAGCGCATCGACAAAGACGCAGACGTGATCCAAGTCGTCAAGGCGGCTGGGACGCGGCTCGGTCTGCGCGACGGCGAACAGAAGGGCATCTTGCAGTCGTTGATCGAGGGCGGCGATCTGTCGAGGTTCGGTCTGCACAACGCAGTGACTGCGTTCTCGCAGTCGAAAGACGTGACGTACGATCGGGCGTCTGAACTCGAAAAGATCGGGGCAGAAGTGATCGAGATGCCGCAGGCGCAGTGGGACGTGATCGCGAAAGCGAACTAACCCCTTCAAGAGTCGAACATCAAACACACGAGGGGGGTCCGCGAGGGCTCCCCTCGTTCTTCTTTACAACATGATCATTATTTGGCTACCAACACACGCAGACTTGCACTTGATTCAGCCGCTGACTGACGAACAGATCGAACTTCAAGCCAGGCGCGCGATCGCAGAGTATCTGCGCAAGAAGGAGACCGAGAAGGAGACTGAGAAGAAATGACGATGTCAGAGAACGAATTCGTCGGCAAAGGCAAGCTGTTCGAGACCGAAGAGGAAGAGTTCGCCGAGCGGATCGAACTCATGGAGTGGGCGACCCAGGCGACCCCTGAAGAACTCGCGCGGTTTCTCGCCGCCCTCGTCAGTGAAGTCGAACGCAGAAAACGAGGTGCGACGTGATGACCGCAGCAGAGATGTTCAACAGCCCGTGGGCGCACTTTAACTTGAACGAGCGCGAGGTCGTGCTGACCGCGTTGCGTTTCTATCTCGTGACGCGCAAAATGCCGATGCAGTCGATGATCGCCGAAGAGACGTTTCAGAAACTTTGCAACGAATTGGGCGCACTCGTCGACTTGGAACATGAACTCAACGAACGCAGAATCGAACAGAGCCGCGCGTCGCAGTCGTGGACGCCCTAGGACGCAGCCGCAAAGAGTGACGATCTCGGTGCAGTTGACGCCTGAGACAGTCGCGAAACTCGGGCCGAAGCCGGCCTTGCGCATCCGCGCGATTCTTGAAAAATACGCCTAACCTAAATAGGTTAAGCGATACAAGTCACAGAACCCTCTCGGCCGCGATGGGCGCGAGGGGGTTTCTTGTTTTCTGCGCATGCGAGTATATCTCCTTTTGCATGAGCACGAATAGTCCCCTTGTCTCCGCAGTGGGTTTCTGGTACGCGTACTTTGGCGCGCAGTCGAAGCCGGGCGACGGCAACTCGCACGTCGTCGATCTCACAGGCGTCGAGTCGTTTGGCAATTCTTCTTTGTTCGCGGACGCGGCGCAAGGCGTCGCACTGACGCACCGCGCGACTGTCAACGTCGACGTGCACGCGCACTGCGAACATGAGATCGCGGTCGAGCGCACCCTCGGCGCGCAGATCGACAAGAGTGGCACACTGTTAGAGCGCGGTCAGTCGATCTTTGTCACCGGTGTCGGCAACTCTGCGTATCAGGGCATCCTCGAAGAAGGGCAGACGATCCGCGCGATCGTCTCTGCGCCAGGTGACGTCGTATCGATCACCGACGGCTACATCTCAGTGATCGCGCAACCTATATAGAATGGGCACGCCGCAGGTTTACCCTCTCGTCTGGAACAAACAAGGGCAGACGCCCGACAATAAGAACACGCCGACAGTCTGGGACCCTAAAGCGCCCGCCCCACAGCCGTTGCCCGTCAACACGACCGACAAACAAGAGAACGACATCGTCAGAGATCAGGCGAACCCGGGCAAGACCCCTCTAGAAACCGAGATCGCGAAGATTCAAGCGCACAACGACGTCGCCGCGAATACCCTCTGTCAGAAGAACAGAAAGCGGAAACAGAGTTCGATGGAATTGCCGTTCGACCCGACGATCGAAGAAGGCACGACTTGGCAACTGCAAGGCTTTGCGAAGAACTTCGACGGCAAGTGGCTGATCACAGAAGTCGTGTACACGTTCGTCGCGAAGTCTGGCTCGCGTCTCTCGATCGAACTGATGCAAGTACTCGACCCACCGCAAAAGACGCCAGGATCGTCTCAGAGCCTCGGCAAACTGCCCTCTAACGGCTCGAAGCCGATCACGGTGCCGCAACAGCCGACAGACAAGGCGCAACTTCTCAACGACGCGTCCCTCAACGGGCTGACGCCGAAGCCCGCGAACGTCGCAGACTTGACACTGTCAGGCAACGAGACGTCGCCGACGTGGTTGAACCAAGGCGGGCAGCTGAATCCTGATCAGCAAGACTTGAGTCTCGGCAACGTGGGGCCCGCAGGTTGATTGCAAAATGCAATTCATATACACGTGAAAAATTTGTATAAGGATTCACCAGGATCGTTTCCAATGCGACCAAATCCGACAGACGATAAATCTATCACGGACGTGACTCGACGCGCCACCGTGAATCCTGGCGCGATACAGACGCATGTGAAACTTGTGAAATAAATGTTATGCTGGAGGTGTTTCTGTCTTAAAAATGCATAGAAACCAGTGTGACTAATGTCGAGAATGTCGCAAAAAATACAAAAAGACTCTTTTGAATTACTAACACAAGATTGTTGTGTTGTTGGGCACGAAAAATGTGAGTCGCATTTTGCACGATGAACGACGGCCCGTCATACGGCTCTGACAACGAGTTTCAGCGTCTCTTGAACGTCTTGCGCAGTGGCACGATCGTCAATCGGCGCAACGGCACGAACGGGCCCGAAGTCCAAGTCGCGTACACTGACAGACACACGACGTCGGATTGGCTCCCTGTCGGGCAGCGCGGCGGCGCGGGCTCGTTCCATTTTCATCACTGCCCTGATATCGGGGACGACGTCCTTGTCGGGCACCTCCCGACGGGCATCGAACAAGGCATCGTCATCGCGTCGAACCCGACAGACAACAACCCGACGATGGTGCCGAACTCGATCGACTCGCATGCGATGAGTGGCTCTGACGGCTCGTTCTTCGAGCACGAGCCGAACTCGGGCACGACGACGATCGCAGGCGTCGCGCACTTGCACGTCAAAGCGGGCGAGGCCCTTCTCTATTTCGACAACGAGATGGTGCAAGTGTCAGGGGCGTGGACGAAAGAAGTCGGCTCGACGATCACGATCAACGCAGGCGGGCAAGTCACGGTCACGGCACCGATGATCAGCCTGAACGGCGTCTTGATTGACTCGTCTGGCAACGTGACGATCCCGGGCAACCTCACCGTCAAAGGCTCGACTGACTTGCAGACGACGACTGCGAACCCGCACTGCCTCAACACCGACGGCTCGGGCGGCGGCACTTAGGTCTTTTCGTGCATCGTCGTGCCCAAGAACGAGAAAAGCCCTTGCGCAATCGCCTTCGCGATCAATTGGCGATGCGACACGTCGCGCAACTCACTCTCGGTCGGCGGATGCGAGATGAAGCCGATCTCGACTAGGATCGCCGGCATCGACGTCGAGTTCAACACAGCGAGGTCGCTTCTATGCTTCAGTCCGCGGTCGCGATCGTGCGTTGCTTCGACGAGGGCGCGCTGCACATGGCCCGCGAGCTGTTCGCCTGTCGAACTCTTGTATAAGGTCTCGACGCCGTAGGCGCTCGGGCCGTCACTGTTGCAGTGCACACTGATGAAATACTCGGCGTGAAACTCGTTTGCGATCGTTGCGCGTTTGTGCAGTTCGACGAACTCGTCGACTTGCACGCGCGTTTGGCACGTCGTCATGCCGTGCGCCGTCAAGAACGACGCAAGCCGTTTGCAGACGTCGAGGTTCACTTCAGACTCGGTCAGTTTCGTCGGGCCGACGGCCCCAGGGTCGTTGCCGCCGTGTCCTGCATCAAGACATATTCTCATTCGGTCCTCCAGACGCGCAGAATCTTTGCGCCGTTGTCGTCGATTGTGCGCATCGTCACTTTCACGCGCGCAGTTTTCGCCTTTGTGTAAATGTCGCTTTTAGCTTTCGGGGTCTTTGGCACTGCGAGATCGATGCAATCGCCGATCTCCATGTCGCAAAGTAAATTCGTCAACGGATGACGCCGCCCGACGAGTATCTGCGGCGGAATCGGGATCCCTTTTTTGATCTCGGGCATCGGTTGCGGGAGCCCTTGCAGACTGCGCCACATGTCGTCAGTCGTCATATCGTCACTTGCTCGAGTTGCGCAGTCGGGTACGACCCATCGAACGGCGCGTCCAACACCCAGACCGGGGTTGGCGTCGGTGGCGCGAAGATGATCTCTTGAATGATCTGTGTGAGATCGACCTCGATCTCAAGGGCGACAGAGTAGCGCCCACTCATGATGTCGCGCGTGTTCAAGATGAACTCGATGTTCTTGATTTTCGCGCGCGGCTCCCACAACGAGATCGCGAGAAGGGCACTGACTTTCGCTTGCATCACGCCTTGTGCGCCCGGCTGGTCGATCCACGCTTGCGACAGACCGAATGTTCTTAAAAGCACTTGCGATCCGTACGGCGTCTGCAGCGTGTTGAACACGTTCGACAAGACGAGTTCGACACTGTCTGCTTGCACTCCCCAATCCCACTGAAAATTCCCTTCGACGAGGTACGCTTTGCCGCCCGTGAGAACAGAGAATGTCTTGTATATCAGCATGTCAGTGCCCGGCCGCCCTCAAGTTCGCGAGGGCTTTTTGCATCACAGAAGAACTTGCGGCGCGCACTTGCGTGATTGCGCCCGGGTTCAGGCTCGACAGCATCGCGCTCAGATTGTTCGCGTTCGTGACGCCTGAGAGTGACGACAAGACCCCGGAGCCGGCTCCGATGCGCGAGCCGAAACCTAACATGTTCGACGCAGTCACGACCGTGTTCAACGTGCCAGTGACGCCACTGATCGCGCCAGTGATCGACGCGACTGCGTTCGAGAGCCCGGGCAGCGCGCCACCGAGGGCACTGAGCGGCCCTGCGAGATTGAGCGCGCCCGCGTACTCGATGATCTTGACGTCGATGTCGCCGACGATCAGGGACGACGAGATGAACTTCGACATCTTCGACGAGATCTCTTCGACGACGAACAAAGTGAGAAACCCACGCCCTACGGGGGTCGATCCGACAACGAGTGGGATTGGGATCTTCGCGTCCATCAAGGCCTCGAGGCGCGTGATCGCCGCCGCAGGCGACATCGTGTACGGGTGATGAAAGTGCATTTGGAGCCCAAGTTCGATCGGCTCTGCGCCAGTGTCCTCGATGAGGTCGATCTGCTGAATAATCTTGTGCTTCGCGAAGACCTCACGCTTCACTTTGTTCATCGAATGAAAAGTGAACATTGTTCCGAGACCGCCTGAGAACACGACTGGGCCGAGTGCGCCGTCCATCTCCTTAGAAGTACTCACGCGAAGTATTTCTAGGACGTTATGCCTGAACAGGACCCGTTCGCGAACTTGCCCGCGATCACGTATTGCCAAGTCGACGTCGCTGCGTTGCAGAAACAAGCAGTTCAGAACTTTCAGACGAACTGGTTCGAACTCACGGGCGAACAGCTCGATCTGACACTCGCCGATCGGCGCACGAACTTCATTTACTGCGTCGTCTACTACATGGTGCAAGAGCGGCTTCTAATCGACGCGTCGGCGAAGCAGAACTTGTTGCCGTACGCCCTCGGCGGGTTCTTGGACAATCTCGCGCAGTTCTTCGACACGTTGCGGCTGCCCGCGTCGCCTGCGGTCGCGACGATCGAGTTCACCCTCGACAAAGAATACGTGACGACGCAGATCATCCCGAAAGGCACGACCGTCTTGAGTGCTGCAGGGCAGATCACGTTCGCGACTGACGCAGACGTGCAGATCAGTGCAGGGTTTCTCTCAGGCTCGACGTCTGCGACTGCGACTGTCGCGGGCCCGCAAGGCAACGGCTTACTCGACATCAACACCGTGACGAACTGGACGATCACGGCGTTCCTCGTCACGGCGCAGAATCCGACGCCATCGATCGGGGGCGCTGATGTCGAGACAGACTCGGCGTTCAGGGTGCGCCTCTTAGGGGCGACTGACTCGTACTCGCCCGCAGGGCCGAAGGGCCGCTACAAATATTGGGCCGAAAAACTCAGTGCAGACGTCGCGAAAGTCAGTGTCCTAGGGCCCGAAGACGGGTTGAATCCCGGGCATGTGCAAGTCGTGTTCCTGTTGCAAAACGGGCAATTCCCGGACGCGAACATGATCGAGGCGATGTACAACTTTCTCAACACCGACACTGTGCGCGATCTCGGCGCGTACTTGACAGTGACGGCCCCGACTGCGGTCGCGTACACGGTCACGGTGCGATGGTGGATCGACGCGTCGCAAGTGACGAACCTCGTGTTCATCACGCAGTCGGTGAACTCGGCAGTCAACGCGTGGATCACTGACAACGCGAACGGCATCGGCGGCTCGATCAACCCGGCGACGCTGTCGCGCGCGGTCATCAACGCAGGCGCGTCGTACTGCATCGTCGACGACCCGAGTGCGCGCGTCGGCTTGAGCCTCTCAGAGACGGGCGTCTTGACGAACGATCCAGTCGTCACGTACGAAGGCTCTGAAAGTGATCTGCAACCCTATGCCACTCGCACTAGATAACGTTTCCCTTGTCGATTATCTGTCGCCGTCGCTGCGCCAAGACCAGTTTTTCTACTGCCTCGCGAAGGCGCTTGACCCGATCATGCAAGACGTGCGCGCGCAGATCGAGAACAACAACATCCTCGCGCGATTGCAGAACCAGTCGAATGCGGTCCTAGATTTCCTCGCGCACTATCATTTCAACCTCGACGTGTACTCGGACGATCTCGACGTCGGCATCAAGCTCATGTTGTTGCGCAACTGCATCATGGACAAGATCCGCAAAGGGACGCCGTACGCCGTCAAGTCTGCGATGAACACCGTGTTCAACTACGCAGAACTGATCGAGTGGTGGCAAGACTCGCCGATTGGGCCGCACGACACGTTCAGGATCAAGATCGCCGACCCGTTAGTCGACACTGCGAAAGTCAACGCGATGATCAAAACGATCTTGAGTGTGAAGAACGCGCGCACGTACTTCGCAGGCATCTCGTCGTTCACGACAATCAGTGCGGGCACGATCTACGTCGGCGGGCTTGTCGCCGAGTACGAGTATCAAGTCTTGCCGTACACGCCAACGATCCTCTGACGCAGTATTTCTCTGATCAAATGCCCTTTTCGCCGCTACTGCCCACGAACCAAGGACTCGAAGCAATCTCAGAAGTCAACGGGACGGGTGGCACGTTAGTCGTCACGAAAGTCAGTGCGGGCAGTGGCTACGTCGTCGCAGGCGATATCCCCGGCAATTTCACGCAGCTCAAGACGCCCGTCATGGACTGCGACTCGACGTCGACGAACACGAACGTGTTGTACCAGACGACGATTAGGTGCAACATCACGTCGACAAACGCCCCGAAGACTTTTCAAGTCAACGAGTTCGGGGTCTGGGCCTCTCTGAACGATCAAGCGCCGTTCTTGTTCGCGTACACGTCGACTGACGCAGCGAACGGCGACACGGTCGACCCGGCTGCGCCGATCGTGCGCGAGTACGTGCTGCCGATCGTCTACTCGACGAACGTCAACGTCACTTCGACGATCCAAATGACCGACGTCGTCGGGCTGCACGGCGCGACGCACTTGCCGAGTGGGATCGACCCATTGCCGATCGCGTCACAGTCGATCGGAGGGCTGACGCCAAAGACGCCTGCGGACCCGCTGCAAGTGTTGTTGGGCAGTGCCACGGCTGCGTTTGGCGCGTTACCACTGCATGGCGCGACTCATGTGTCGAGTGGGCGCGATCCAGTCCCCGTAGCGACTCCTAGCGCGACCGGGCTGTTGCCGAAATTGTCGAACGACCCGAACACTGTCTTGATTGGCACGGGCGTCTGGGCGGCAGGGTTTTTCCCCGGCTTCATCACTGACTTCGCGGGCACTGCGGCCCCGCAAGGCTGGCTCTTGTGCGATGGGCACGCCTACTCGCGCACGCAGTACGCGGCGCTGTACGCAGTCTTGGGCGGAAGTGCGTCGCCGTGGGGACAAGGGGATGGGGCGACGACGTTCAACGTCCCTGACCTGCGGGGGCGCGTGACTCTCGGCGCGGGCCTAGGGGCAGGGCTAACGTCGCGCCATCTCGGCGACAAAGGCGGCGAAGAGACGCACACGTTGTCGACGTACGAGATGCCGATCCACGCGCACGTGATCAGCGACCCTGGGCACACGCACACAGTGCAGGACCTCGGGCATTTCCACACGGTCGTCGACAGTGGCCATGCGCACTCGATCGCGGACCCAGGGCACGCCCACACGGTGAAAGATCCGACGCACGTCAACAGACTGAACTCGACGCAGGTCGATTTCGCGTCGCGCCCGCCCGGCGGCCAGAACTGGCACACGGTCGAAGTCTGGCCGTACCCGACCGACGGCACGTACAGCGATCCGACGAACATCACGATCTACTCGAACACGACCGGGATCACGGCGACGCAGAGTGCGCAGACGCAAGTCTCGATCAGTTCGACTCAGTCGCGCGTCTCGAACCTTTCGAACACGACAGGCATCACGGGCACGCAGAACACGGGCAGTGGCTGGGCCCACAACAACCTCCAACCGTTCGCAACACTGAACAAGATCATCCATGTCTGACCCAGAACAATACGCGAAACAACCGCGCGATCCGCATGCGCCCTTTTATCTCAATGATCTGAAGACCGATCGAGAGATGCTCGAGTTCGTCACGAAAATTGGCGATATCGTCGCAGAACGCACCGTCGTCGAGATCGAGATCACCGACGCGGGCATGCATCCGAAGACGCGCGAACACTTGACGCAAGTGAGTTTGAAACTTGTCTGAACGAATGGCGACAGAGTTTCCAATCGAGGTCGAAGCGGGGCGCGATTTCTATTTGAATTGCGCGATGCAGACAGGCCTCAAAAACCCCGCGAACTGCACGGGCTTTCAACTCAAGATGACTGTCAAGAAAGTGCAGACCGACAGTGACGCGAACGCGTTGTTTCAAGGCACGCCGATCGTCGGGGCAGACCTCGCGTTTGGCAAATTCTCATTTCACATGACGCCTGCGCAGACGAACCCGTTCTGGGTCAACGGCGCGCCTGTCACTGACACGATCGTCTACGATGTTTCGACACTCGACATCGCGAACCCGCCGAACTTCGTCACGCTGATTGAGGGCCCAGTGTCTGTCGTCGGCCCCGTAACCGAGGCAATCCCGTAATGGCACAGACAATCGTCCCAACTCCGCAAGCGTCGACAGTCGTCTTGTCACTGCAAGACATCACGGCCGTCGGCCCACCGGGTCCGCAAGGGATTCAAGGCGTGCAAGGCGTGCAGGGCCAAGTCGGCCCACCCGGGCCGCCGTTGAACATGAAGGGCACTGTCGCGAACGCAGCGAGTTTGCCTTCGACGGGCATGGCCGTCTCTGACGTCTGGATCACGAGTGACACCGGGCATGCGCACAGCTGGAACGGCACGGGCTGGATCGACGCGGGGCCGTTTGTCGGGCCCCAGGGCGCGCAGGGCGTGCAAGGCGTGCAGGGCGTCCCTGGCAACGCGGCGACGATCGTCCCAGGGTCAACGACGACGGCCGCTCCGGGCACGCCCGCAAACGTCGTGAACACTGGCGACGCGCACGCGGCAGTGTTTCAGTTCACGATTCCGCAAGGCATTCAAGGCCCGCAAGGCACGCAGGGCGTGCAGGGCGTGCAAGGCGCGCAAGGGATCGTCGGCCCGCAAGGCGCAGTCGGGCCGCCCGGGCCGCCCCTCAACATGAAGGGCACTGTCGCGACTGCGGCAAACTTGCCGCCTACAGGCAACGTGACCGGCGACTTGTACATGGCGGTCGACACGGGCCACGCATGGGTCTGGGGCGGCACGTCATGGATCGACGCGGGACCGTTCCAAGGGCCGCAAGGCATCCAAGGCGTCAACGCGTACACTGCGACGACGCAATCGTTCACGATCCCCGCAATTGGCGCGTCTGTCAGTGTCAACGTGCAAGACTCGACGTCGTTCACTGTCGGCGAGATGGTCTATGTCGCGAACGCTGCGGGCGCGAACATCTCTGGCGCGTTGCAAGTGACGGGCAAAGTCGCTGGCCAGCTCACGCTGACGAACCCGCCCGCCGCACAGCCCGTCGTGCCGATCGCCGACAACACGCAAGCGGGCCTTGTTAATATCTTGTCAGGAAAGTCGAGTGACTTCATCGGCGGCGACAACGCGTGCCACACTCTGTTGACGGCTCTTGTCGGCTTCATCATCCCGACAGGCACAGTCCTTGATTTCGCAGGCGCTGCGGCCCCGACCGGCTTCCTTCTCTGCGACGGTGCGTCGTACCCGCAATCGACGTACCCTGCACTGTACACGGCACTCGGCGGGGCCTCTTCGCCGTGGGGAGTAAGTGGCGCGAATTTTAGTGTGCCTGACTTGCGCGGGCGTGTCAGTGTCGGGGTCGGCACAGGCGCGAGTCTGACTGCGCGCGCCCTCGCGGCGATCGGGGGCGAAGAGACGCACACGTTGAGTGTCGCAGAGCTGGCGAGCCATGCGCACGTGCACAACTCGCACACGCACTCTGACGCAGGCCACAATCACTCGCAGAACGCGCACTCGCACAGTGACTCAGGGCACAACCATTCGCAGAACCCGCACAATCACGGCGACTCGGGCCACGGTCACTCGGCGTCGTCGAGTGACAGTGGACACGTGCACGGGTACTTGAACCCGACAGGCGGCCAAGGCTCGCAGCCGGGCAGCGGGCAGTACTCGTGCGTCGGCTCGACAAACACCGCGACAGGGTACGCGAACATCTCGACATCGGTCGCGACCGGGTACGCGAACATCGCGTCGACAACCGCATCGAACAACACCGCGTACGCGTCGATCACTGCGACGACTGCGACAAACAACACTGCGTATGCATCGATCTCGACCGTGACGTCGACAGAACAGAACGCAGGCTCTTCGGCTGCCCACAACACGATGCCGCCATATGCGTGTCTGAACAAGATCATCAAAATATGAACAACCCGATCGCCGTGCCAGGAACCGTCGTCCCATCAGGCTCGCAGATCTCGCCGGGCGGGGCGCAAGGTCTGCAAGGTCTGCAAGGGCCCTTGGGCAACCGCTACTACGGCACTGACACGACAAACTCGCAGAACTACGTCGTGATGGTCGCGACTGATTTCGGGCTTGTCGCAGGGGTCGTCGTCTGGGTCTTGCCGACTCTCGCATGCGTCGCAGCGCCGACGTTGAACGTCAACAACAAGGGCGCAATCCCACTCGTGACGCGCGCAAAT